GGTCGGGAAAATGTGCGAGCTTTTGAACATGAGCAGAAGCGCATTTTACAGAAAGACAAGAGGTAAATCCGAATTTACGCTGGGCGAGATCCAGAAAATTTGTGAGGTGCTGAACCTGTCTTCGCCGATCGGGATTTTTTTTGCTCAAGCAGTGTCCTAAAAGACACTTTCGATGAATAAAAAATGCACGGTATTGAGTAACGGGGTTTCTTGAGGTGCCGCTATTAGGGCGGAAAAGCAAAACAGCCGGTGCGTCATCACCGACTGTTCTGCCGCAAATTTCTTTACCATAGCCAGACGCACCATAAATGGACGGCACATGACGATGCCGCTTCTGTGACTGGCTGCGCGACTTAGGCAGTATGCGATCTGCCGATTCCCTGACGGGCCGCCCCGTCGCTCGCGCAACGACATGACAGATTCGTTTCGCACTCACGGTTTTTTGCGCTCACCAGCGTAGACCGCCTGTGGTTGGGCGGAATAGCCTCTATGGTGAAGAGGCTTTAGAGCGCGGAACAAATCGAATCAAACGTTATGGCACAGGGGCGGATGCAAAAACTGTCCCAAAAAGAACAGCCCCTTTCCGCCCTAATGGGGGCACTTCAAGAATAGCACAAATTTGTCTTTTTCGCAACACATATTCGGCAAGCCGAAAGGCTGCGACAAGGGGAAAGGAGAGGTGACACGAATGGACGACATCTTGTTCGCGCCTATTGCGCGAACGCAGCCAAATGCAAAGCCCCTCGCCATGACGCTGGTGGAAGCAGCGGCAAAGCAAGGGGCAAGCATGGAAGAATTGTGCACGGCGTGTGTGCTGGCTCAAAAAGCGTATCAGAAAGCGATGGATAGATCACGCATCGCCGTGACGGAGTTCGAGAGCGATGCCAAGGCCGCCCTCGAGCGCATCTAAAAAGATTTGCTTCCGCTCAGCGGCGGGAGCGGGGCAAGGGGACGAGCGGGGCGGCATAGATTCTGAAAGAAAGGAGCGTGCGGGCATGGGGAAGCGAAAACAGGAGCCAATCATCGTAAAGGCCTACGTCAAAACGGCGGACGGCGGCGAGGTGGACGTGGACACGCTCAGCGACGAGCAGCGCGAGAAGCTGGGCACATGGCTGCGCGTGACCTACCTGAACGAACTGTGCCGCGGGAAGGCAAAATTCCACGTGAAACAATAAGAGGCAAGGAAAACACCTTTGCAGAAAGAGAGGAGAAAAATGCAAAAGAAAGACCGACGCACAAGAGAAGAGAGGGCGATGCGGCGCGCGGCGGTACTGCTGCGGCTAGCGGTGCTGCTGTGGATCGCGGTGCTGCTGCTGTGCCTGCTGGAACCGGGCTGCCTCGCGGCCGACGCAGAGACGATGGCTGCGGCGGCAGAGCCGGATGTGACGTGGCTCACCGTGATCGGCGCAGCATGGCTCACCTATCGGGGCATGACGCTGGTGCTGAAGCTGGACGAGCCGAAAAAGAAAAGGAGGATCAAATGAGCAACTTATCACCGAACGGGCAGTTATTAGGGAATCTGGAACACACGGCGGCGGAGCTGCTGGAAAGCACGGTGCAGGAGCGTGGGCGAGGATTCGCCAGCGACAATGAGAGCTGGGCCGAGATCAAGGGGCACCTTGAGCGCGCGAAGAAGATGGCAGGCGACGTCGAAAAAGTCCACAAAGAAATGTGGGACGCCATCAAGGACCAGAACGACGACGCATACAGAGCGCTTGCAAACGAGCTGACGCGCGCCGGCGCTGCGATGGCGGCGGAATGGGTCATTGTATCCGTCCTGTCGAAGATCGCCGTTGAGATGACGCAGGAGTAGACGATGAAGGAGGACAAGCGTTACAACAGCGGGCAGCGGCCGACGCTCTGCTGGTCATGCCGGCGGGCGTGCGGCGGGTGCTCGTGGACGGCAAGAGACCCAAAGACACATGAGGTGCGCTTCGAGCCCGTGGAAGGGTGGGAGGCGGAAAAAACAACGGTGCGAGGGACAAGCAGCCGAAGACACGGACACAAGCTCGAAGGCTACTCGACCTACTACTACGCCATGGAAAGCTACCGCGTGCTGCGCTGCCCGCTCTACGAGCCGGACACGCGGCAGAAGGCGCGTAGCGCGATGCCGGACTGGGCAGTGCGCGGAAAACAAAAAAGGGCGGCTGACCGATGAAACCGGTCAACCGCCAAAGGAAAACGCGAGGAAAGGAGTTTTCCTTGCGTCCATTATATCATGCGGGCGCAAGGAATAGCAAGGGAAAATGAGCAAGGCACTGGAAGCTATCGCCGCCATTGAAGCGCAGCAGCCGAAGGAACACTCGGCGGTCTGGATGGTGGGCGAGCAGCTAAAGGACATGATCCGCGACAGCGAGAGCGCGGCGGAGATCCTGCTGACAGATCTGCGCGAGAACAAGGAAATGACGCTCGCGGCGGCGGAGAAGAAGATCGCCGAGCGAGCCAAAAAGAACAAGGTCGGCAACTGCGGGTGCGTGACGCCCGCGGAGGCCGAGGACATCCTGCGTGAGTTTTTCGGCCTGCCGGAGCGCGGCACAGACGCAGCACCGCAGACGGAGAGGCGCAAGGTCGTGGACCTTGCGGACTTTTTATGAGCCGCCGCACAGACGCCGGATGGGAGAATCTGGCGGACAAGCTGCCGTTCCAGCCATGCGGAGACCTGCAAAACGACGTGCTGGAAGATATCTATGACAACGACATGCTCGGGACCGGGTTGATGCTTTACAGCCGCGAGAGCGTGGAGACCTCGGACGACGTTATGCAGACGATGCGCCCCGAGGATTGGGCACGCTGGGAGAAGTCGCGGAAGCGGCACTGGGGCGCGCGCTGCACCTGCTCAAACTGCGGAGAAGAGTTTTTTGCGGGCTATGTCAGCGACAGCGGTACGAGTGGCATCGTCCTGCGGCAGGGCGAGGATGGGCAGATTTATGACGGCTACGTCGACAAGGGAGACGACGATGCACAAATCTTCTTTGACGACGAGACGATCGTTTGCCCGCGCTGCTACCAGAGCGTGGTCGTGACGCGGCGGAGTGAGCTGCGGCAGGGGCGCACGCTTCAAGCATTGCAAGCCGAAACACTGAACATTGACGGATATCTCGCGGTGCTCTATTGGATGGTGGCGCGGTATCAGGACAACACGGGAACAGACGTCGCGACGTTCTCGCCGCACGCGGCGCTGATCGTGGACCGCTGCGGCGTGCTGCGGCGCTTCCGCGCGGTGCGCCACAGTAACGAGGCGCGTGACGTAACGTGGACACCCTGCAAGCAGAGCTGTGACCCGATGCAGCAGCCCTATTACTGCCACGGCGCCGTGAACGGACGGCAGGTCGGCGGCTGGACATGCACCTACGGTCCAGAGCTCGGCGGAACGACGGGCGAGAAGACGGCACTGGACAAATACATCGGCGCGGGCGGAGCCTGGCCGGGGGCGTATCTGCACGTCTGGCGCAAGCACCCGCAGGTGGAAAACCTGATGCGGCAGGGGTTCGGCGATGCGGTGACGCAGACCATTGACAACTATCTGAACATGTGCGGCAACTATTCCATGCTGCGCGACGCACCAAATATTCCGTGGGTCGATTGGAGCGAGACGAAGCCGCACCGAATGCTCGGCATGAGCAAGGAAGCCTTCCGCGAGGTGCGCGGGAAGCATTGGAGCGAAGGCACCGCGCGGTGCTGGGCGAGCTATCGAATGCTTGTAAAGAACGCGGACGCGCTGCAATTCGCGCAGGAGGTCGGCAAGCTCGGCCTGAACGACATGGAAAAACTGCTGGGTGCCTATCGGGCCGTCGAGACCGATCTGCACCCAACGCATGTGGTGAAATACCTCGAAAAGCAAAAGCGGCTGAAAGGCGGCGTGCAGCTGCTGCTCGATTACCGGCGCGTGCTGCGGGCGCTGTGGCTGGCGGACCAGAACGAAACGCTGTGGCCGCGCGATCTGCAAGCGGCGCACGACCGCGTAATGGAGATGTACGCGGCGCACGAGGGCGTGAAGTACTACTCGGCGGATTTTACGCCGGTCTATATCCGGCTCAAGGCGCTGGAATGGACGGACGGCGAACTCTGCATCCGCATCCCACAGGAGGAGCGGGAGCTGATCGACGAAGGGAAGACGCTGCGGCACTGCGTCGGCACCTACGGCGCGCAGCACTGCGGCGGCAAGCCGATCTTCTTCGTGCGGCACTACCGCAGGCCAGAGCGCAGCTATTACACGCTGAACATCGACCTGACGATGGAAAGGCCGAGAGAGATCCAGCTGCACGGCTACGGCAACGAGCGCCACGGCGAGCGCAAGCAGTATGAGCACGGCATCCCGAAAAAGGTGCGCGACTTCTGCGACAAATGGGAGCGCGAGGTGCTGACGCCGTGGTTCATGGAGGAACAACGCAAAAAGTTCGCTGAAACGAACAAAGCAGGCAAGAAAGAGAGGAAAGGCGCATGAGCGAAGAACTGATGATGAATGCGGCGGGAGAAGAGCGCAGCATTACGACCATCACGGACGAGATCATCTTCTATAAGAGCGTCGGCGGACAGGCTGTCATCGAGATCGGCAAGCGGTTGGCGGAGGCGAAAGCACAGCTCAAACACGGGGAATGGCTGCCATGGCTGCGCGAAAAAGTGGAGTTTTCGGAGACGAGCGCACAGCGCTTCATGCAGCTTGCGAGGGAGTACGGAAATACCTCACTGGTGGGGGATTTGGGGACCTCGAAAGCCTTGGTATTACTGGCTTTGCCGGCATCTGAGCGAGAGAATTTCGCGAGCGAAAAACACCTCGTCAACGGGGAGGAAAAGAGCGTTGCGGAGATGAGTAAACGCGAGCTTGAAGAGGCCGTGCGGCAGCAGAAGCTCGCCGAGCTGGAACGCGACAAGGTGCAGCGCGCGCTCGAAGCGCAGCGCAAGGAAACGGAGGAGGCGAACGCGAAGGTGCAGGCGGCGCAGGACGCGGCGGACGCCGCCCGCGCCGAGGTGGAGAACGCGCAGGGCACGGCGCTGGCCGCGCAGGAGCGCGCGGCGGAACTGGAACGGGAATTGAAGGCGCTGCGCGAGAAGCCCGTGGACGTAGCGGTGCAGACCGTGGACGCGAGCGAGGAACAGATCGCGGCGGCGGTGGCGGAAGCGAAGAAGGACGCGGAAGCGGAGAAGACGGAAGCGCTCGGCAAGAAGGCCGAGGAACTGAAAAAAGCCAGGGACGAGCTGAAAAAGGCAAAGGACGAGATGGCGGCCGCGGCGGAGGCACTGAAAAAGGCTGAGGACGAGCGCACGGCCCTGCGCGAGACACTGGAAAAGACGAAGAAGAGCGCGGCGGCCATGAACAACAAGGCGCTCGCGGAATTCAGCGTGCTGTTCCGGCAGGCGCAGGAGACCGTGAACCGCATGACGAAGATCGTGGACGAGCTGGACGAGGAAAGCCGGCCGAAGATCTACCGCGCGCTGGACGCGCTGGCGCAGCTCATCAAGGAAAAGGCGGGTGAGGCAGTATGAAGCGAAGCGACTTCTTGGACCTGTGCGTCAAGGCGCAGCTGATGAAAGACAAGCCGCGCGTTGTGTACGATGGCATCGAATACTACCCGGAGGGCTACGAGATGCGCTTCGACAAGAGAGGCAAGGCGGTGCATACAGCGATCCTGCGGGACGCGAGCAAGCACAACTGCCTGGTTTACTGCCCGCTGGGGAAAGTGCAGGAGGTAGAAGCATGAGGCCGACCGCCGGAGAGAGCGCCATGCTGAAAAAGTGGAAGCGCAGGCTTTGCCTGCAAGAGTGGCGAATAAGCCTTGAAACCCACCTTCGGCCAGAGGAAATGTCGATGGATGGCGTGGCGGGCTGCACTGAATGGTCGGAAGCCATTAAGACCGCTCGCATTGAGATCATCGATCCCGCCCACTATGGAGAACGCATTGTGCCGTTCAGCTTTGAAAAGACGCTGGTGCACGAGCTGCTGCACCTGAAATTGACGTTCTGGTGCCAGAACGAGGATAGCGTGAGCGACCGGCTCATGCACCAGATCATTGACGATCTGGCGAGGGCCTTCACGGAGGTAAATGTATGAGTAAAGCGGCTTTAATCAGTATCCGCCCGAAGTGGTGTGAAAAGATTGCCAGCGGCGAAAAGACCATTGAGGTGCGCAAGACGCGTCCGAAGATGAACACGCCGTTTAAGTGCTATATCTATTGCACGCTGCAAGGCTGTAACGAGTTTTTTCGAGTTGATCTTGGGCGTGATGTTGCCAAGTGGAACCGCGGCAAGTGGGCAGACCGCAAGGGCAAGGTCGTCGGGGAGTTTACCTGCGACCGAATCGACTGGATCACGCACATCGGGTACACGGGCATTCCGAATTTAGTGGAGACTCGCATTTGCGACGCCGCCACCATGCGCACATCACCCGTCGGCGGGCTGCTCAATGCAGCCTGCTTGACGCCTAAAATGCTGAACGATTACCTCGCGTGGGGCGACGGTTACGGCTGGCACATCTCCGATCTGCGCATCTACGACGCGCCGCGCGAACTGAGTGAGTTCCGCCGCGCGTGCCCAAACAGCTGGTATTGCGAGAGTTGCGCCATGTACTGGGAAAACAACGGAACCTGCGGAAACGAGAGCTTGCAGCTCAAGCGCGCGCCGCAGAGCTGGTGCTATGTGGAGGAGGTGCGCGCATGAATAGCATTCAGGCGAGCCAGATCATGGGCGGGAACGGGGCAAAGGCGCGCAAGGCGGCCGACCTGTACCCGACGCCGCCGGAGGTGACGGTGGCGCTGATGCGCTTTCTCAAGCTGCCAGCGGGGACGGATATATGGGAACCGGCCCGTGGGCAAGGGGATATGGTGCGAGCATTAGCGGACTGTGGGATGGATGTCTACGGCACGGATATCCGCGATGGGATAGACTTCCTGACCACTCGACAGCCGGGAAACGCACCTGCGGCTGATTGGATTATCACGAATCCGCCGTTTTCGCTGGCGGACGAGTTTATCCGCCACGCGGCGGAGATTGGCAAGCCGTTTGCGATGCTGCTCAAGGCGCAGTATTGGCACGCGGCGAAGCGGGCGCAGCTCTTCCGCGAAATCCCGCCGAGCTACGTTCTGCCGCTGACATGGCGGCCGGACTTCCTCTTCAAGGAGCGAGACGGTAAAAAGGGCGCAAGCCCGCTCATGGACGTCATGTGGTGCGTGTGGCTGACGCCGCAGATGCAGGGCGTGCAGACGGTATTTAAGCCGCTGATGCGGCCGGAAAAGGAGAAATGAGCATGTTTGTCGGAGAAACGTATAGCTGGGTGCCGACGAGCTGGGAGGGGCCGAACGGGATCGTCTCAGCGCTCGGCAAGAAAGGCGGGGGTACACGGGAGAATCGTATACATCAACGAAAACCATCGGTATTTTACGGCGGAGGCGAACGTCGGCGGCGTGGTCATCCGCGAGAGCTTCAAATTTTAAGGAGGGTATAGACATGATCAGCTACAAGAATGAGAACGGAAACGTGAAGGAACTGGCGGCCCAAGGGTCGATGGGAGACCTGCTCGCCGAATCGGCCTACCTGCTCACGGCGGTCTACAGTATGCTTGCGCGCAGAGACAAAGCGGTGGCGGAGATCTTCAAGGTGAGCATGATGATGGCCGTGGGAGACCCGGAATCGCCGGTATGGCAAGACCTGAAGCCGAACTGCCTCAGCATCGTGGAGAGGAGAAAGAAGGAGGAGACGTGATGGTTTCGGGTGAGGCGCTGAAAAAGCTGCAAGAGCAGATCGCGGCGTGGCCGATGACGCAGCGGTTCGTGGTGCAGCAGCTCATTGAGGATTATTCGAATATCAGAAAGGATTTGCTCGCATACAAGAACACGGGCATGACGCCGGAACAGTGCGAAAACGCAAAGGCCATTATCGAATCCGCCTTTAGCGATGACACGTCAAAGGCAGAACGAATTCGGGAGCTGTTGAAAGCCGACAAGGACGGTCGGCTGGAGGTGCTGCCGTGCAAGGTGGGCGATACGGTTTACCACATAAGCAAAGTGAGGACAAGCCATTTCGAGGACGATAAGATTATCATTGACGACGAGGGTAGATGGAAAATCTACGAAATGCCCTTCGCACTAGTGCATTTGCCATATATTGGCAAGTCATATTTCCTAACCCATGAGGAAGCGGAGAAAGCATTGGAGGCGATGAAATGAGCGCTTGCGCAGGAAAAATCAACTGTGAGATCTACCGGCAGAAAAAGTATTGCCGAAAGGCTGAGGCGGCAGAGGAGAACCGCGAGTGCAAGAGCTGCCGCCACGCGAGGCGGCAGTGCGACGTGGAGTACTGCCCGTTCGAGGTCAACGGCGCGTGCAAGTTGGAGGGCTGACGGATGGTGCAGGTATATTGTGACCGGTGCGGGCGAGTCATTACGGGCGTGAGTAGGCTCGGAAGCGCGACGGTCCGTGCAGAGGATGAGAGAGGGAGCGAGGTCGTAAAGCTCGACTTCTGCGCGTACTGCGCGGACTGGGCCGTCAATACGCTGATGCGGCGGACGATGCTCGGAAAGGGAGAGGAAAAGCAGGAGCGCGCGATGGACAAGCTTGAATTCGACCTGACGGCCGGAAAGCTGCGCAGGAAGGGTGAGGGAGACAAAAAGAGCACCAAAAAGGACAGCGTGGCATGGACGGCGGAGCTGCTGCGGAAGGAAGAAAAGAGCGCGCCAACGCCGCCCGAGCAGAAGCTGGTCGTCAAGGGGCCGGGAGCGGCGGAGAAGAGGGCGATCTTCGAAAAGCTGCTGCACTACAAAGAGAAGACCGGGCCAGGCTGGGCCGGGCGCATTGAAAAGGCATCTGGCGGTGCGATCAGCAGCGAAACGGTCCGCTCGATCGTCGTAGACGGTGTGGTCGTGGACATTGCGGCATGGCGAAAGATCGGGAAAGCGATCGACGCGATGAAGACGGCGGGAGTGAGCGCGACATGAAGGTCACAGTCATCTTACAGGCCGACGTGCCGGAGAGCGCCGTGCAGGGGCTCAAGGAGCGCGCGGCGATGGATCTCGAGCGCTACGGCGACGTGAAGGTCGTGAAGATCCTCGTCGAGAAGCCGCGCGAGCACGAGCAGTTACATCTTTAATCACGCCTGCGGGCGAAAAAGAAAGGAAACAGAACCATGAAACAGTACATCGGAACGAAGATCGTAGAGGCGGAGCCCGCCTACCGTGTGGACGGCAAGGTCGTTACGCTCGCAGAGAACAAAGTGCCGTGCGGCTACAAGGTCGAGCGCGGCTACAAGGTGCGCTATGCGGACGGGTACGAGAGCTTCAGCCCGGCGGAGGTCTTCGAGCGCGCGTATCTGCCGCTCGAGGCGAACGGCGAGCTCAAGACTGAGGCACCGAGCATCAGCGCGGAGATGGTCGAGCGATTCATCGACCACCACGAAACCGTGACGATGGGCGGCAAGACGACCGTTGTGCGCGCGGTGCTGAAAAACGGCTTCAAGATCGTGGAGAGCTCGAGCTGCGTGAGCGCGGAGAACTACGACGAGAAGCTGGGGGAGGAAATCTGCATGGAACGGATCAGAAATAAGATTTGGGAGCTGCTGGGCTTCCTGCTGCAAACGGCGGTGGGCGGCGTGAACGGCGAGGCAGCGGCGGAGAATCACTGCTGCGATGAAGACTGCGAGCGTTCCCACTGTGACAAGGAGCCTGCGGCGGACGAACCGACCGTGCCGAAGCTGCCGACGGTGCGCTTGTTCATCTCGCAGCCGATGCGCGGCAAGAGCGACGAGGAGATCGAGAGCGAGCGCGAGGATTTGATCGCGATTGCGAAGGCCGTGTACGCAGGGCGCGGCGAGGTCGAGGTCATCGACAGCTTTTTCAAGGGCGGGCTCGATGTTCCGGCCGGCGCAAAAGCGCCGCTTTACTATCTGAGCAAGTCACTCGAGCTGCTGGCGACGGCGGATGTGGCGATCTTTGCCAAAGACTGGCGGGAGGCGCGCGGCTGCCGCATCGAGCACGAGTGCGCGGACGGGTACGGCGTTGCAAGGATCGAGCTTCCTGAGGAGGGCTGAGAGATGCAGAAGATCAACATTAAGAAGTACACGAAGGAGCAGATGCTCAAAATGCTCGAGGAAGCGGCGGAAAAGCAGGAAGCGGCGGAAGCCGAGGCGGCGGCACATTTTAAGGACGGCGTAAAACTGGCCGAGGAAAATGAAAAGCTGCGTGGAGAGATCGGCACGCTGATGAAAAAGCTCGAGGCGAACGAGAAAGCGCTGGACGAGATGACGGCGCTGTACAAGAACGCGGACCACGCAGCGAAAAACCTGCGCGGCAAGATCGAGCACCTCGACAAAGCGCTGAGCGAGGCGACGGAAAAGCGGGAAGCGGCTGAGAGGGAGGCGGACGCACTGCGCAGCGAGCTTGCACGCATCAACGAGGCGCGCAAGAAGGCGGAGAGCGAGGGGCGCGAGCTGGCAAAGCAGCTCGGCGAGCGCATGGTGGAGCTCAAGGCCGCGAAAGAGGAGGAGCGCGCGACCGCGGTAGAGACGAACAGCATCAGGGCGCAGCTGAGCGAGGCGGAGACGAACGCGAAGCGCAAGGAAGAGCTGCTGTGCGCGGCGCTGCACACGATCAAGACCGAGAAAAGCATCAAAGAGGACTACCACAAGAGCCTCAAATGGTGCATGGTGCATCCATGGCGCAACCTGTGGCGCTGCGTGAAAGAGCATTTCCGATTCTGACATCATGAGCGGGGAGGGAGGAGGGCACATGTTCCGATACAAGAAGAGCGTGCCGGTGAGCTATGAGCGGCAGGGATACATCTATTTCTCGTCGCTTCTCTACCGCGAGATGCCGGAACGGGCGCAGCAGAAGATCCTGAACCTGTGCATGGAGTGCGGCGGCGGGGACTACTACCGGGCGCTCTTCGAGTTCGTGACGACGGACGCGAACGCGACCTACATCTGCATGAAGCATTCCCTCTCCCGCTCGACGCTTGAGCGGATCGTGCGCAGGTACTACGAACGATTCCCACCACGACTATAACAGGGCTTCGGCCCTGTGTGCGCTGCCGCAAAAGGGCGCGGCGGCGCACAGAAGGCCGAACGGATACTTTATTCAATATCACACGCGCGCGTGCGCGTGTGATTCGAGCTTGTAACGTATCTTAACTTAACGAACAAATCCAGTACAGGAGGACAGGGCTGTGTATCGAGGCAGGACATTCAACCGGGAACGGGTGTACGTATGCGGCGAGTATCTCGACGGAGACATTTACCCTGTCTTTCAGAAGCCCGGAGAGCGGAGAAAGAGATGCCGCCCGACGAGCGAGATCCAGAAGAAGCTGAACCAGAGGAACGCGGCGAAGAGATTGACGCGCATCGTGCACATGAACTTCACGAGCCGCGACCTCGCCCTGCATCTGACGTATGACCGGGAGCACATGCCGGAGAGCGCAGAGGACGCGCTGCGCATCGTGCAGAACTATCTGCGTGCCCTCAAGCGGCGGTACCGCAAGCTCGGCCTGGAACTCAAGTACATACTCTCCACCGAGTACGGCGGGAGAAGCGGCCGCGTCCACCATCACCTGATCGTGAACGCAGGATTAGACCGCGACGCGATGGAAGCGCTATGGGGGCGTGGCTATGCCAACAGCAAGCGCCTGCAATTCAGCGACGAGGGCGTGAGCGGCCTGACGCACTACATCACCAAGGGCGACGCGAGCTACAAGCGGTGGAGCGGCAGCCGGAACCTCATCCAGCCGGAAGCAGCGACATCGGACGGCAAGCTGACGATGGACGAAATTGAAGAACTCGCCGAGGCCGTGGAAGACGGTCTCGGCTACGAATGGTTCGAAGAACGATACCCGGACTTCGAGCTTATAAGCTGCGAGTGCATCCGCAACAGCATGAACCGGGGCGCGTACATCCATTTCGAGATGCGGCGGCGTCGGTAACAACAGCATAGAACAAACGCAACACGACGACGCGCGCGGGGGAGCCCGGGCGCGCTGTGCGCGTGCACGCGAGGAAACCTGGCCAATCGTTCGGAAATCCCGAACACTTCGGCCGCGCTTCGCGCGCGTGCGCGCGAGGAAACGCCGAAACGCTTAGAGCCGCAAGGGATTGCGGCTCTTTTTTCATGCCAGAAAGTTGACGGTTCGTGACCTGTTGCATTTGCTACACTTTTCCCTAACAGGAGAGAAAAGAGGTGAGGCGCGAATGGCGCGGCAGAAGAAATACGGCACAGCGAAGGCACTCGAAAAGGCGTGTGAGCGCTATTTTGCGTCGATCACGCGGCGGGTGAAGGTGACAGAGCTGGTCGACTCCGGCAAACGGGACGACAAGGGACACGTCATCATGCTGCCGGTGCCTGTGGAGAACAGCCTGGGCGAAGAGCTATACACGACCGAATACCTGCTGCCGCCGAGCATGCACGAGCTGTACCTCTTCCTCGGCATCGACAAATCGACATGGAGCCGGTACATGGCAGAAAGCGAGGACTATGCGCGCGTGGGCACGGCGGTCTTTGAGCGCATGAAGGCATGGAACGAGCACGAGATGGTGACGCGCGAGGGGAAGAACCTCAAGGGCATCCTCTTCAACCTGACGAACAACTACGGATACAGCGAGAAGAAGGAAGTGGAGCTCGGCGAGCGGGCGACGAAGACAGTGACGGCGGCGAGCATTCCGCTCGAAGACCGGCAGGAGATGCTGCGCGAGCTGATGCAGGAGTTTGAGCGCGATGAGCGGGAAGACGGAAGCGAACCTTGAGCGAGAGCTTGAGGTGGCGCTGTGGTGGCGAGACTTCCGCGCGACGAACAACCGCGCGTTCCTGCCGCTGCTATTCGACCGGCACCGCTATCTCGTGCTCAAGGGCGGCGGCGGCTCGGGCAAGTCGATCTTCGCCGGGCGGCTCATCTTGGAGCGCGTGACGGGCGAGCCGGGGCACCGCTGGCTCGTATGCCGCAAGGTGGCGCGGACGCTGCGCGAGAGCTGCTTTGAGCAGCTGCGCGGACAGATATCCGATTTCTACCCAGACAGCGGCGCGAAGGTCAACAAGAGTGACATGAGCATTTCGTTTGCGAACGGCAGCAAGATTCTGTTCGCGGGCCTCGACGACGTGGAGAAGCTCAAGTCGATCTACGACATCACGGGGATATGGATCGAGGAAGCGAGCGAGCTTGAGCAGGGAGACTTCGACCAGCTGGACATTCGACTGAGAACGAACTTCCCCTACTACCTGCAAATGATCCTGACGTTCAACCCGATCAGCATCACGCACTGGCTCAAGAAGCGCTTTTTTGACTACCACGACCCGCGCGCGACGGTGCACGAGAGCACGTATCTTGACAACCGCTTTCTGTCGGCGGAGGCCATTCGGACGCTCGAGGCCTTCCGCGAGACGGACGAGTACTACTACCAGGTCTACTGCCTCGGCCAGTGGGGCGTGACGGGCAAGACGGTATTCGACGCGAAAAAGGTGAGCGAGCGGCTGCTCGCGGTGGAGCGGGCGAAAAAGCCCAAGCGCGGGTGCTTCGAGAACGTCGTCAAGGCGGACGGCGTGCATCTCGAAAGCTGGGCATGGGTGGACGACCCGGACGGCGCGGTGACGATCTACGAAGAGCCGGTGCCGGGGCGGCCCTATGTCATCGGCGGCGATACGGCGGGCGACGGCAGCGACTACTTCGTGGGGCAGGTGCTCGACAACATCACGGGCAAGCAGGTGTGCGTGCTGCGCCACCGATACGACGAAGACACCTACGCGCGGCAGATGTACTGCCTCGGCAAGTACTACAACGACGCGCTGCTCGCCATCGAGACGAACTTCTCGACGTACCCGGTGAAGCTGCTCGATCTGATGGACTACCGGAATCTCTACGTGCGCGAGGTGGAGGACGACTTCACGGGGAAGACGAAGCACGCCTTCGGCTTCCAGACGAACCGGCTGACGCGGCCGGTGATCCTCTCCGAGCTCATCCGCATTCTGCGCGAGAGCATGAGCACGGTGAACGACCGCGACACGCTGCTCGAAATGCTGACCTTCGTGCGGCGGGAGAAGGATCTGCAGGGCGAGGCCGAGAGCGGCGCGCACGACGACTGCGTGATGGCACTGGCGATCGCGCACTACGCGCGGCCGCAGCAGACGATGGAGATCAAGACCGCCGGCAGCGCGAAGAAAACGCGCTGGACGGCGGACATGTGGGAGGACTACAACGGCGCGACCGAGAGCGAGCGGGCGGAAATGCTGAAGCTCTGGGGCGAGCCGCGATAAAAGGAGGAAAACATGACAAAGGAAACGACAGGCCACGCCGTCAGCGAGAAGCTGAGAGAGTGGCAGGAGAGACTTTCGCTGAGCGACGGCAGGTGGTCGGCGGAAGTCGAGAAGATGAACGAGCGCGAGGGCATCTACAACGGCGCGCGCACGATGACGCCGCTTGTGCCCGGTGACACGCACAGAGACGGCACGAAGAAGAAAACGAGCCACGTGCGCAACATCACGTTCGAGAACATCGAAAGCCAGGTATCGAGCGCGATCCCGCAGCCGAAGGTGACGCCGCGGCGCAAGAAGGACGAGCACCTTGCGAACGTCATCGAGCACTTTCTGCGCAACGAGCTCGATCGGCTGCCGTTCGAGGCGATCAACGACCTCGCCGAGCGCACGGTGCCCATTCAGGGCGGCGTGGGCTTCCTCGTGGAGTGGGACAACACGAAGCGCACGAGCACGACGGTGGGCGAGGTGAATGTGACGCTCATCCACCCCAAGCAGTTCGCGCCGCAGCCGGACGTATACACGTCGATCGCGGACATGGACTACTTCATCGTGAAAGTGCCGACGACGAGGGGCTGCATCGAACGGCGCTACGGCGTGGTGCTTGAGACCGAGGGCGAGAGCGAGCCGGACATTCGCGGCGGCGACGGCTCGACGAGCGAAGAGAACCTGACGCTCTACATGGGCTATGCGCTGAACGACCACGGCGGCATTGACCGCTACACATGGGTGAACGACACGGAGCTTGAGAGCCTTGAGGACTACCAGGCTCGACGGCAGCCGGTATGCGAGCGCTGCGGGAAGGTCAAGCCTCTTGCGGGGCAGGAGGTGAACGGCAGCGTTTACGCGGGCGGCGCGTGCCCGTGGTGCGGCGGGAAGAAATGGAACGAGCGCGTGCAGGACTTTGAAGAGCTGCGCGTGCCGGTGCACAGAAGCGATGGCACATTCCTCGGCGCCGCGGAGGCGGCGGGAGAGCCAACGAAGATCCCGTTCTACCGCCCGGACTGCTACCCCATCGTATTGCAGCGCAGCGTGAGCGTATACGGCCAGCTGCTCGGCAACAGCGACGTGGACATGATCCGCGACCAGCAGAACACGAGCAACCGCATTGAGCAGAAGATCATCGACCGGCTGATGAAGGCCGGAACGCGCATCACGCTGCCGGATCGCGTGGACCTGCGGACGGATCCGGAGGACGGCGAGCGGTGGTACATCGGAAAGCCGAGCGACAAGCAGCTCATCGACGTCTACGACTTCTCGGGCAATTTACAGTATGAGCTCACCTATCTCTCGCAGGTATACGAAGAGGCGCGGCAGATCATCGGCATCACGGACAGCTTTCAGGGCAGGCGCGACGCGACGGCAACGAGCGGCAAGGCAAAGGAATTCTCAGCCGCGCAGGCGGCGGGACGCCTCGAGAGCAAGCGCGTGATGAAGAACGCGGCCTACGCGGAGCTGTTCGAAGTCATGTTCAAGTTCTGGCTCGCCTACTCGGACGAGCCGCGGCCTGTGACCTATAAGGACAGCACGGGCGAGACCTGCTACGAGGAATTCAACCGCTACGACTTCCTCGAGATCGGCGAGGATGGGGAGTGGCACTGGAACGACCAATTCCTCTTCTCGTGCGACACGAGCGCGCCGCTGGCATCGAACCGCGAAGCTATGTGGCAGGAGACGCGGCAGAACTTGCAGACGGGCGCGTTCGGCGACCCGACGGACATTGAGACGCTCATTCTCTTCTGGGCGAAGATGGAGGAGCTGCACTATCCCGGCGCGGGACAGACGAAAAAGCACCTGGAAGAGAAGGCACAGCGCGCGGAGGAAATGCAGCGCATGCAGGAGGAAATGCAGCGCATGCAGCAGCAGGCGCAGGGAGCGCCGCAGGAAATGCCGGAAGGTGGCGCGGCGGGAGAAGAGCTGCCGCCGGAGGTGCTGGCGGCGGTGGAAGCAGAGGCGCAGCAGGACGCGATGCGCGCCGCGAGCGGGCAGGCGGAAGAACTTTACACGCCGCAGTAAACAAGGCTAAAGGCGCGAGAGAGAACGCGCGTAGCACATAGTTCCCCGTAAAAGGGGACGCCGCATCCGTAAGGCGGCAGAGCCGCCAACGGCTGCGCAGCGCAGGGCAAGAGCGGGAAAATGCCGAATCCACGGGAAAGGAGGACGCAGGCATGAGCGAGAAGAGCGGTTACGTCGGCCGGATCAAGAACGGCGGCACGCAGGTCGTGAAAGCGCCGAACCAGCAGACCGACGCGAAGAAGGGCACCGTTCACACGGGCGGTGACCTTCGCACGGGCAAGAAGTAAGCAAAGCGGAAACGCTTTACAGCGCAGCGATATGAAGCTGCAAATCGCAGGGCAAGAGCGGGAAAATGCCGGAAAGGAAAAGAGAAATGGAATTCACCGAACAGCAGGTCTATGAAGCGATGGGCATGAGCGCGCCGGAGACATCGGCACAGCAGCCCACAGGCGGAAACGAGCCGGGCGCCGCCGAACCGGCTGCGGAAGAGACCCACGGCACGCCGGAAGGCGGCACAGACGGCGGCACGGGCGGCGCGAACGCAGCGGGGGCGAACCCCGAAGGAAATGGCGCGCGAGAACCGGACGCCGAACCGGGCGGCACGGAAGGCGCAGAAGAAGGCGCTGCGGCGGGCGAGCCGGGCGGCAAGCACGAGCAGACGCCGGACGAGCGCCGCGCCCACGCGGCGGCAAGGCGAAGAGCCGAGCAGCAGGCAGCAGTGGACGAGGCGCTGAAAAAGCAGAGCGAAAAAATGAGCGCGGAGTGGAAGGCCTTTTTCGAGAAGGCCGGTCTCAAGAACACGATGACTGGCGAGCCGATCACGAGCAAGGAAGGATTTGACGCGTGGCAGAAGGAATACGCACAGCGAAAGCTCGAAAGCGACCTTGCCGCAGGAAAGCTGACGCAGGAATCGCTGAATGCAGCCATCAGCGAGAACCCGCTCGTCAAGCAGGCGGCGGAGATCGTGGCGGCGCGCGAGCGCGAGCAGGCGGCGGCCGAAGAGGCGCGCATGCAGCGCGAGATCGACAGCCAGATCGAGAAGATCCACGCACTCGAGCCGGAGATCAACGGTGTGGAGGATCTCTTGAAGATCCCGGAGAGCGAAGACTTCTATGCGCGCGTGAAAAGCGGCGCGTCGTTCCTGGACGCCTACCTTCTTGCAACGCGCGAGCGGCGGGAAAGGACGCTGGCCGAAGCCGCAAAGGTGCAGGCGGCGAGCAATGCCCGCGGCAAGGACCACCTGACAGGCTCGGCGGCATCGAGAGGCGCGGGCGGAAGAGCGGTATCGAGCGACGAGATCGCGCAGTTCCGCGTTTTTAACCCCACGGCGACGGAGGCAGAGATCCGCGCTTGGATCGAAAAGCACCAATAAAAAACGAAGGAGGAACAACATGTTTATTCCCATCAAGACGAACGACGGGGCGATGACCCCGTTTGAGTACATGGAGGCGGCTGCCGGCACGTATCAGGTCGGCCAGCTGCTGAGCGTGACGGGCGGCAAGCTCGCCGCCATCACGAGCGATCAGACGGCCACGCCGCCCTACGTTTGCATGCAGAGCGGCAACGTAAAGGCGGGCGAACAGCTCGCGGTGGCGCGTGTGGGCGAGAAGTACATCTTCGAGACCGAGCTTGCGGCCGCGGCGGACGGCCTGACGGTCGGCGCGAAGGTACAGGTTGCGGGCGGCGGCCTCAAGGCGAAGTACGTGAGCGCGACGCCCGGCACGTTCGAGGTCGTGAGCCTCGACGGTACGGCGGCGGGCAGCAAAGTGCGCGGCCGCTTTGTGTAAGAGAAAAAGGGAGAAAGGAGACACAAAAGAATGAACATCATTTTTTCGGAAAGCAGCGGCCTGAACGACAGCATCTACGGCAAGTGCCAGGCACCGATCCGCATGTTCCTTGAGAAAAGAGGCGAGGAATTCGAGCAGAACAGCGTACTCAAGAACCTGTTCTTCATGGGCAAGAGCGGCAACTACGCCGACATGATGACCACCATGACGGCAATGAGCGGCTTTGAGCCGGTGGGCGAGAACGGCGCGTACCCTCTGGACGGCATGCAGGAGGGCTACCAGAAGCTGCTCAAGTACCAGACGTGGAAGGACTCGTTCAGCGTCTCGAAGGAGATGATGGAGGACGGCAAGCTGATGGACATGCGCAAGCAGCCCGCCGCCTTCATGACGAGCTACAACCGCACGCGCGAGCTTTTCGGCGCGGCCCTGTACGGCGCGGCGATGAACGGCGCGGGCAGCGTGACCTTCAAGGGCGTCAAGTTCGACCTGACGGGTGCGGACGGCAGCAACCTGTTTGCAAAGGAGCACGCGCCGAAGGTGAGCGGCGACAAGCAGTGCAACTGCTTCAAGGACGCATTCAGCGTGGACGCGCTCGGCAAGCTCGAGACCGCGATGCACCTCTTCCGCGGCGACAACGACGAAATTCTCGACGTGGCGCCGGACACGATCCTCATCCCGGAGATCGCAACGCTCAAGAAGGACGTCTTTGCCGCCATCGGCGCGGACAAGGACCCCGTGAGCGCGAACAACGCCTTCAACTACCAGTACGGCCGCTGGAACGTCATCGTCTGGCCGTATCTCAACCAGTTCGTGACGAAGGGCACGAGCCCGTGGGTGCTGCTGGACAGCAAGTACAACGAGACCTACGGCGGCGCGGTATGGAACGACCGCGTGCAGCTTGAGGTGCGCTCGACCATCGACGAGAACACCGACGCGAACGTGTGGCGCGGCCGCAGCCGCTTCAACGCCGCTTTCAACGACTGGCGCTTTGCCGCCATCGGCGGTGTGGCAGCGGGCAGCGCACTCTAAGAAGCATACCCCAAGGGCGGGCGTGGGAAATGTCCCGCGCCCGCCCTTATCATCTCACTCAGAAGGGAGAGAGGAACGTGACACCGAGAAAGGTGATCCAGCGCGTGGACGAGGCGAAGCCGAACGCCTTCCCCGAGGAAGCAAAGTTCGAGTGGCTCATGGCGCTTGAGGGCAGGATCGCGGCGGACGTGCTGCTGGCGACGCCGGAGGAGCTGGCGGCCATCATGGGCAGGACGTTCGCAGACGGCATGGACGAGGAACTGCTCGTGAAAGCGCCGCACGACGAGCTCTATGCGCTGTATCTGAAAGCATACATCGACAAGGAAAACGGAGAATACAACCGCTACGCGGATTCGAGCCAACTCTACAACGAGGCCTACGGCAACTTCGCGCGCTACTGGGGCAGGACATACGAACCGGCGCAGGGCTATGAAAGGGGGTACGAGATCCGATGAGAACGATCGAGGTGAAGGATCTTGCCTGTCTGCCGCTGGGCAGGCAGGGCGAGAATCGGGCGCAGAAGGTCGTATGGACGGGCATTGCGGATTCGTGGGCGCGGCAGTACGGCAAGGGCGCGTTCGCACTGGTGGTGAAGCGGCAGGGCGACAGCGCACCGTATCCCGCGAGCATCACGAGCGAGAACGGCGACGTTGTATGGGTGCTCGGCAGCGCTGACACCGCGCGAGCGGGCGAGGGACTGGCCGAGCTTACTTACACGGTGGACGGCGTGGTCGCCAAGAGCAGGACATGGCGGACGGTGACGGAGCCGTCGCTGAGCGCGGACGGGACGACCGAACCGCCCGCTGCTTATAAAGGCTGGGTGGACGAGGTGCTCAAGGCTGGGGCGGGCGTGGAGACGGCGGTTGCCAAGATGCCCTACGTGGACAGCGCGACGGGGCACTGGTTCAAGTGGGACGCGGCGCAGAACGCCTTTGCCGACACAGGCATAGCCGCGACAGGGCCGCAGGGCGAGACCGGCCCGGCAGGCCCGCAGGGCAAACAGGGCGAGGCAGGCCCCCGAGGCGAGCGCGGCCCCGCTGGCGCAACGGGTGCGACCGGTGCGCGCGGTGAAACCGGCCCGAAGGGCGACAAGGGCGACGCCGGAGCGCAGGGCGAGCGCGGGCTTCGCGGCGAGACCGGCGCAACCGGCCCGCGAGGCCCCATTGGCCCAGCAGGCCCCCAAGGCGAGCGCGGCCCCATTGGCGCAACCGGCCCGCAGGGCCTCACTGGCCCCGTCGGCCCGCAGGGGCCGCAGGGAGAAACCGGCCCGCGCGGCGCGACCGGCCCGCAAGGCCCGGAGGGCAAGCAGGGACCGAGAGGTGAGACCGGCGCAACCGGACCGCAGGGCGAGCCGGGCCCTGCGGGCAAGCAGGGAATTCAGGGCGCGCAGGGTCCGAGAGGCGAGACCGGCAAGGGACTCACGGTGCTGAGCTATTACGCGAGCAAAGCCGAGCTGGACGCGGCGAAGAAGGCGACGGCACAGCCCGGCGACGCTTACGGCGTGGGCACAGCGCAGCCCTACGACATCTATATTTTCGACGGCAAGACCGGAGAATTCGTCAACAACGGCCCGTTGCAGGGCGCGAAGGGCGACCCCGGCCCGCGCGGCGAGCAGGGCATTCAGGGCAAGAAGGGAGATCCCGGCGCGAAAGGCGACGCCGGCGCGAAGGGCGCGGACGGCGCACCGGGCAAAGATGGAGCGGCGGGAAAGAATGGCGTGACGTTTACCCCCGCAGTCAGCCCGGCGGGAGACCTCTCGTGGACGAACGACGGTGGGCTTGAAAACCCGAAGACGGTAAACCTCATGGGCCCGCAGGGGCTGCAAGGGCCGAAGAGCGCGACCGGCCCAACCGGCCCGAAGGGCGACACCGGGCCACAGGGCTTGCAGGGCGCTCAGGGCCAGAAGGGTGACACCGGCGCAAAGGGAGACCCCGGCGTGCCCGGCAAGGATGGCGCGAAGGGTGCGGACGGCGCACCGGGCAAGGACGGCGTGACGTTTACCCCCGCAGTCAGCACGGCGGGAGACCTCTCATGGTCGAACGACGGCGGCCTTGCGAACCCCACGACCGTGAACATTAAGGGCCCGAAGGGCGACACCGGCGCGAAGGGCGCGGATGGTGCCCCGGGCAAAGATGGCACCCCGGGTAAAGACGGCGTGACGTTTACCCCCGCGGTCAGCGCGGCGGGCATCCTCTCGTGGTCGAATGACGGCGGGCTTGCAAACCCCGCGAGCGTGAACATCAAAGGCCAAAAGGGCGCGGACGGCGCTCCCGGCAAGGACGGCGCAAAGGGAGACAAAGGAGACCCGGGCGAGCAGGGGCCGCAGGGTCTGCAAGGCCTGAGGGGAGCGACCGGCGCGACTGGCCCGCAAGGGCCAAAGGGCGAGAAGGGCGACACCGGACCGCAAGGCCCGGCGGGGACGGCAAATGTCCCGAAGACGACCGCCATCCTCAAGGGTAACGGCTCGGGTGGGGCTGTAGCCGCTACGCGCGGCAGCGACTACATCGCGTCCGGCAACATCACCAAGCAGACGCTGGTGGCCAAAAAGACCACGCCGACGGAAAACCACGCGATCAACTGGTATTACGGCAGTTAAGGAGGGGACGGCATGGCAACGATCACACTGCACCCCTCGCAGGTAGTAGCAGAGGAGAGCACATACGATAGCGTGAGCGCCGACGCACCGCTGACTAAGCCCATCGGCAAGGGGACGACCAACGCGACTTACGCCGAAATCTACCTCGTGTGGGGCAGACAAGCGCAGACGTATGTGACCTACCTGTTTAACACCTCGTCCATCCCGGCGGGGGCGACCATCAAAAAGGTCACGCTCCGGGCGAAGGGCGACGTGGAGACGGAGAACACAAACCGCATCAGCATTACGCAGGTGAGCCTGCTGTCCGGGCAGGATGTGCTCGCGGCATCCAACGACTACGCATTTGGACAGATGGCCTCCGTTGCCGAGGCCATAGCTACAAACGTGACGCGCGCGCAGCTGGACGACGCAAAGATCAAGCTCTTTGCCCAGCGCGGCGGGTGGTACGTGAACAACGCATATTTTATGCGTTTCTATGGCGCAGACCTCATCGTAGAGTATGAAGCGGGAACCACACCGCCCGACCCGGAACCAGAGCCTGAGCCGAAACCGCCTGACCCCGAGCCCGAGCCGACACCGACGGACAAGACGCACGCCGCGCTGATCAACGGCACAACTTACAGCGTGCAGGGCGGGCGCGCACTGGTCAACGGCACAGGCGTTGATATCAAGGGCGGGCGAGCGCTCGTCAACGGTACGGGCGTGGATATCCTGTTCAAAACGGAGGCGGAGACGCTTACATGGAAGCTCAATGAGAATATCGACAAGCCAAACGGTGAGCTCGTCGCAGAGTTTGTGTGTAAGATAAGTGGTAGCTTGTATACGTACTACGGCATGATTGCAGAGTATGACGCCAACGAAGACACTCAAATGCTTCATTACTACCGCAACAAAGAGGGAAGTAGAACTGATAACGCTTACAACTTTAGCACTTTCAAGTGGGATAACGTCGGTTATCAGACAATCACGTTCAAGCAAATGCCTTCTGGGGCGCTATTGAGTTGGCTGAACAACAACGGACGCAGAGTAAAATGACACGAAGGGAGAGATATCTTTGACAATTTATATCAAGGTAAACAGTACAGAATACCCCGCAGAGGTAACTTACAGCGGCACGGACTATGAGTGGGGCGGGCGCGACACCAAGACCGTCCGCCTGCACACGACCAGCGCGGAGGCGGCGGCGCTGCTGCCGGACAATACCCCGTGGACGATCGTGCAGCGCGAAACCGTCCCCGTGATGGGCGAGAGCGGCGCGCCCACCGGCCGGACCGAAGAGCGCACGGAGGAGTGGGACAACAGCGAGTATTGCGTCAGCGGCGCGATCACCGACCACCGCGACGGCACGGTGAGCATCAAGATGGGCAAGGTAACGGAGGCGGAGATGCTGAGAGCGCAGCTTGCCGACGCGGAGACGGCAGCAAAAATCCTGCTGGGGGAGGAGAAATAAGATGGGCAAGAAAACCTACACCGAGCGTGCACGCGAGCACGTCGCGGAGACGCGCAACGCGCTGCAAACCTTTTTTGACGAGCTGAACCAAGGCCAGCAGAAAAAGATCCTGCGCAATGAGAGGGTAGCGCCAATCCTCAAAATGTACGGCGTGGACACGAGCAGCGCCAACGGCAAGTAAGCGGAGGGCAGCGAATGGAAGAGAAAAAGCATTATGACGACGCGGGCATTGCACTCATCGACGCGCGCTGCAAGAGCAATACGCATCGAATCAACGAGCTGAGCGAGCATCAGGTGGCGCTTGATAGGCTGGTAACGTCGGTCGAGGTGCTGGCCACAAAGCAGGAGACCGTGGAGGGCGACGTGAAGGAGATCAAGGAGGACGTGAAGCTCATCACGGGAAAGGCGGGGAAACGATGGGAATCCATCGTGGACAAGCTGCTCGCCGCGCTGGTAGGCGCGTTTGTCGCGTGGCTGATCTCGGGAGGGCTGGCATAATGGATGATTTTGCCGAGGTGGCAGTTGCCATCATCGTAGGCGCTGCCTTGCTACTTGGCGCGGCGGTGGCTATTAAGGGCATCCGCGAGCTCTGGATGTGGTGCATGGCATGAAGAAGCTGAAAGAGCGCTGGGACAGGATGAAGAAGCGGGACAGGTACATATCCATCGCCATTTTCAGCCTGACGTGGTACACCGTGGTGTCGCTCATCATGTCGGCGCTCGGCGTGCCGCCGCCGGACGTGCTGACGGAACGATGGTTTAAGGCATGGACAACAGAGCTTGTCGTTGTGGCAGGCATCAAGATTTTCAGAAAGGACGAAACGGCACTATGAATAACGAATTACTGAACAAGAGATTTGCGAACCTTTTGAGCGTAAAGTCACTCGTGACGATTGCGCTGACGGCGACCTTCTGCGTGCTGACAGTACAGTCGAAGGTGACGCAGGAATTCAACACCGTGTACCTCATGGTCATTGCGTTCTACTTCGGCACGCAGAACGCGGCGGGCAGCGCGAAGGGAGAATAAGCGCATGAATATCCGCAAATATCCGGCCAACGCCGGGAACGTCGGCGGCACGCGCGCGGCGAGCGGCATCCGCTACATCGTCATCCACTACACTGGCAACGACGGCGACACGGCGATGAACAACGCGAAGTATTACGCGGGCAACGTCGTGAAGACCAGCGCGCACTACTTCGTCGACGAGAAGGAGATCGTACAGAGCGTGGACGACCTGCGCATCGCGTGGGCGGTTGGCGGCAACAAGTATCCGAGCTGCGCGCAGACCGGCGGCGGGACGATGTACGGCAAGTGTAAGAACGCCAACAGCATCAGCATTGAGCTGTGTGACGCGGTCAAGAACGGCGTATATGCGCCGGGCACGAAGACCGTCGCGCAGGCACTTGAGCTGACGAAAGCTCTGATGAAGAAGTACAACATCCCCGCGAGCAACGTCATCCGCCACTTCGACGTGACGGGCAAGCTGTGCCCCGCCTACTGGTCGGGCAAGGAGAACGCGGGCAAGTGGGAAAAGGAGTTCAAGAGCAGGCTCGCGGAGCCGGACTACCGCGAAATGCTCAAGAAGCGCGCGGGGCTGGAGGACAAGACGATGGACTATCTCGCGAGCTACAAGTACGGCGGCGACCTGATCCGAAAGCTCGCAACGATGAAGTAAGGCACAGGGCGGGAGGGCGCGAACGCTCTCCCGCCCGGGAAGAAAGGAGGGAAGGAGGGAATGCCTTCCAACTGGCTATACATCGACACGAATTTCCCGTCGTTCACACAGCAGGAGAGTACCGGCGAGAAGATCGAGACGATGCAGGACTACCTCTTCATGCTCGTTGAGCAGCTGCGCTACACGCTGCGGAACCTCGACCTCAGCAACATGAACAAGGCGGCGGCGGATGGCTTCGTCAAGAAGATCACGCAGCCGATCTATGCGGAGATCAAGAACGCGAAGGGCAGCATCACACAGCTCAGCCTGACGGCGGACGGGCTTGCCGGGCGCATCAGCGACGCAGAGGGAAACATTACGCAGCTGGGCGCGACGGCTGAGGGACTTGCGGCACGCATCAGCGACGCAGAGGGAAACATTACGCAGCTCGGCGCGACGGCAGAGGGACTCGCCGGACGCATCAGCGACGCGGAGGGGAACATCACGACGCTGACGGCGACGGCTGAGGGCCTGCGGACACAGGTGAGCGGAAAGATCGACAGCAAGGCGGCGCAAACGCTCATCACGCAGAACCTGAACAAGATCACGCTGGGAGCAAGCAGCGGGAAAGACGGCACGATCTTCACCATCAGCAAGGACGGCGCGGTCCTCGCAAGCACGGGCACCGTCGACCTGCATGTCAAATCCGTAAACATCGACGGCGCGCTGACCATCGGGCAGTTGCCAGACACTGTTGCACAGACGAGCCAAATCCCAACGATGACGAGCCAGCTTACCAACAACAGCGGTTTCCAGACCGAGCGGGGCGTGACGCAGATCATCAACGGCGTGGTCACGACGGATTACATCTATGCGCTGGGCGTGGAGGCAAGCGCTGTGCGCGGCTCTACAGTCGCGATTAAAAACAACGGCGGCAATACTGTCGGAGGCATCACGACCACATGGACAGAATCCGGCTCGGACGGTATCGCAATTATATCTACAACGGGACTTAAAATCGGCGCGCAGACAAACCTTTTTCTGTCCGCTGGTTCCGGCGGGTCGATTACGCTGAAGAATGGCAATATGATTATGAGTGGGCTTGCCTTGTGTCTCTCCCCCCAAAGCTACGGCTACGGCGCGCCGTCCGGCGCGGGTGTTGCGGGGCAGATCTACGTGCAGCTGAGGTGACGCTATGGCTTTCTGGGCAAACATAACGCCAGACCCAAACGACGGGACGAAAGTGCACGTCAGCGCCGAGTTTTCCGGCGGCGATGAGAGCTACTCTTACAACAAGCGTATTTTTGTGCGCTTGGTGGGTGCTGGCGACTATTACTTTTATTCGCCGCAAACAAGCGGCGGCTACAACACTTTCTCTGACGAGATCACGGGGCTAACGCCGGGTGCAACGTACACATGGTTTATATGGCTACAGGTGCGAATCCCCGGCGGATACGGCAATAACAGCAACGAGACGAGAGGCAACGTCACAACGTCTTCCACAGCACCGCCGCAGCCAACACAGACCTATTACGCCTATATTGCATTTAATGCAATGGGCGGCAGCGGAGCGCCCGCGACGCAATACGGCAACGAATCAAATAACAACGGATATGTCAATTTTTACCTGCCGAGCACCGTCCCCAAAAAGAGCGGATATGTGTTTGCCGGATGGACACTCAACGCGGACGGCTCGGGCACGCTTTACGCTGCGGGCAGTAAGATCGTGCTATACAGCGGCGCGACAGCCTATCCCGGAACAGGCTATACACTGTATGCCGTGTGGGTGGAGGACACTAGCTCGGGCATCCTGATCTCAAACGGCTACGGCTATCTGCCGGGAGACGTATGGCTTTACGCAGACCGATGGCGGCTGGGCGATATCTGGGTATGTCTCGGCGGGACAACATGGGTAAGAGGAGGATAATATGCTTAATAAGATCAAACAGGAAGCGGGAAACGCGATGGGGCTGATCGGGATGATCAGCGTGAGCGGCGACGCGGTGGACGTGATGGCGGCGGCGCGGCAGGCGCTGCGCAACATCATGGTCATCTGCGACGCGACGGAGCCGCCGGCGGGAGAGAAGGGCGACGCGCCGGACGAGGCGAAAGGAGCGGCCAAAAATGAGACTGCCTGAAACACCGTACGCCGACGGCATCGGCAAGCGCGGGCAGCTGCAATTCTACGGCCTTGACCACAACCTTGGCGCGGCGGACGGCGGGCTGTGGGACATGCGCAACCTGACGAGCGACTACTACCCGCTGCTGGCGACGCGGCCAAAGCGGAAGAGCTTGCGCAAGCTCACGAGCGGCGGCGGACTCTTCGCCTGGGATGCGCTCGCGTGGGTGGAGGGCACGGCCTTCTACTACAGCGGCGAGAAGAAGGGAGACGTGACGGCGGGCGAGAAACGCTTTGCCGCCATCGGCGCCTACATCATCATCCTGCCGGACAAGAAGTACTACAACACCGTTTCGGGCGCGTTCGGCAGCTTAGAGAGCGCATGGAGCGGCGGGAGCCTAACATTTACGAACGGGAAGCTCTTTGAAGAGGCGGCGGAGGCGAACACCATTAAGTGCAGCGGCGTCGCATGGAGCGACTACTTCAAGGCGGGCGACGCGGTGACGATCTCGGGCTGCACGAAACACCCAGAGAACAACAAAACGCCCGTCATTCGCGAGATCGACGGGGACAAGCTCTACTTCTACGAAAACGTCTTCAAGCTGGACGGCGACAACGGGACGACGGAGTACAGCGAGAGCGGAAACCTGACGGTTCGGCGCACGGTGCCGGATCTAAACTATCTATGCGAGAACGAAAACCGGCTGTGGGGCTGCGACGGCCGGACGATCTACGCATCAAAGCTCGGCGACCCGTTCAACTGGAACGTATTCGAGGGGCTGGACACCGACAGCTACGCCGTGGACACGGGCAGCGCGGGGGACTTCACGGGCTGCGTGAGCTTCCTCGGCTATCCGGTGTTCTTCAAGGAGGACCACATCTACAAGGTGTACGGCAGCATTCCGTCCAACTTTGAGGTGATGGGCTCGGCCACGCTGGGCGTTGCCAAGGGCAGCGGCGGGAGCCTCGCCATCGCGGGCGAGCGGCTGCTGTATCTCTCATCCTCTGGCGTGATGATCTACTCCGGCGGTATTCCGCAGAGCCTGCACGACGCCTTCGGGCAGACGCGGCTCAAGAACGGGCGTGCGGGCAGCGACGGCCTCAAATACTACCTGAGCGCGCAGGACGAGAGCGGGACATGGAAGCTCTACGTCTACGACACGCGAAAGGGCATGTGGCACATCGAGGACGAGACGCACGCGACGCACTTCTGCCGGCACGATGGAAACACCTATTTCCTGACGGCGGGCGGTGAGATCGAGATGACGGGCAACATTCTGGACGCGCCGGAGGGAAGCGCGGACGAGGACGACTTCACCTGGTACGCCGAGACCGGCGACTTCACGGAGAAGGGGACGAGCCGCGCGACGAGCTACGACAGCGTGAAGAAGGGCATTGCCAAGATCGAGATCCGCATTGAGGTGGCGGCGGGAGCGGAAGCGAAGGTGCTGCTGCAATTCGACTCGGACGGGAAGTGGGTGCAGGCCGGGCAGACGCTGCGCGCGGAGAAGAAGCGCAGCTACTACCTGCCCATCGTTCCGCGGCGCGCAGACCACTACCGCATTCGCATCGAGGGCAGAGGCGAGTGCCGCGTCTACTCGATGACACGCGAATACTACGCGGGCAGCGAGCTCAAATCGACAAGAGGCCCGCAGTAAAAAAAGGAGGAAGCAATGGCTTACACCTATGAAGACTTTGAAACGGCGAGGGCGGGCAGCGACGTAAACTTCTCGCAGTACGACCTTGACCTTGCAAAGCAGTATCCGGAGTTCGGCATGAGCGTGCTGAACCTCAAGAAGCAGTACGCGGCCGCGCAGACGCCGGAACAGCGCGCGCTCATCAATGCGCAGGCCAACGAGCTGCGCAAGAACTACGGCAACTACTCCGGCGGCGCGGACGGAAGCAGCTACATCAGCACAGGCAAGTACGCGCCGAAGATCGACGAGACGCTCGACAAGATCGGCTCGTTCAGGCCGTTCGAGTACGGCAGCGCGCCGAGCTACGAAAACCGCTTCCAGCAGAAGCAGCAGGAGCTTTTGGACGCAGCGCTGAACCGAGATCCATTCTCGTGGAGCAAGGAGACCGACCCGCAGTACGGCAGCTACAAAAAGGCGTATCTGCGCGAGGGAGAGCGGGCAACGGCAAACGCACTGGCACAGGCAAGCGCCGCGAGCGGCGGGCGGCCGAGCTCGTTCGCCGTGAACGCGGCGACGCAGGCGGGCGACTACTATGCGACGAAGCTCTCCGACGTGATCCCGACGCTCTATCAGCAGGCATACGAGCGGTATCTCAAGGACTACCAGATGAAGCTGAGCGACCTGAACGCGGTGAACCAGCAGGAGCAGCTGGACTACGCAAAGTATCTCGACCGGCTGAACCAGTTCAACACCGACAGGACCTTCGACTACAACAACTATCTCGGCGAGTACGGCCGCTTGCAGGACTACCTCGGTAATTTGCAGGGGCAGGACCAGACGACATACAACCGCTATCTCGACGTGCTCGACCGCGAGCGGGAGAAGCAGCAGGCCGCGCAGGAGCTGAGCCGCACCCAGATCGACGCGATGCTGCAAGCAGGCGCTTCGCCGAGCGCGGGGCTCATCGGGAAGAGCGGCTACGAAAACGAGTACATTCAGGCGCTCGAAAACTACTACAAGCAGCAGTCGGCGGCGAAGACGAGCGGCGGCGGGAGTTCAAGGCGGTCTGGCGGGACGAGCAGAGGGACAAGCGGCGGTTCGGGCGGCGGAACCGGAGGACAGGACTACGAAGGTCTCTTCAAAGCCGCGCAAGCGAGCGGGAACCCGAAAAGCTGGCTCTCGCAGAAGGCAAACTATAAGAAGTACGGCTTCACATCGTCGAGCGGGCTGTATTCCGACTACGAGAAGTGGGCGGCTCGGCTCGGCACGATGCCGCAGGGACAATTCACGGCGCTGCTGTCCGGCTTCAACACGTCGCTCAAGAAAGGCGAAGGCGAGCAGATCCTTGCAACACTCGACAAGAGCTGGCCGCTGATGACGGACCAGCAGAAGAAGGACATGCAGGCGCTGCTCAAACAATACGGCTATTCCTACGAGGAGGGCTAAATGGGACGTTTGGTAAAAATCAATCCGGCAACGGAGGAGAAAAACGGTCAGGCGGCAGTCACAGCGACCGGCGCACATGGTCGTCTTGTCAGAACAGGGGACGTGCAGCGCACGTCCCCTGCGGGCAATACGATAAGAGCACAGCCGCAAACGAGCAGAAAGACGCCGTACCAGAAGGCGCTGGACGAGGTTGCCGCGAAAACAAAAAAAGGGCAGGAAGAGAGTACGAGCTTCGGCGCTCGGGCGCTCAAGGGCGTGGGAAGCGGCATCGTCGCGGAGGGCGCAAACCTTGCAAACCTCGGCGGCGTGGTGACGGACCGGCGCGGCGGAACGGGAATGAGCGATATTTACCGCGAGCAAGTGGAATTGCTTGACGGCCAGATTGCAGCGCTGGAAAAGACGCTGAAAAACCCGAAGATGAGCGCACAGAACATCAGCGACACAAAGGAGGCGCTGGCGCTGGCGCGCAGCGAACGTGAGAAGTACAGCCGCGCCGCAGAAAGCGGAGAGAAGACGGCAAAGAGCTTGTATGAGACCGCTGACAAGGGATATTCCCTTGCACAGAAGCTGGGCAACGAAAGCACGGCCGGCACGAAAGGGGTCAAGAAAGGCGTGCTGAAAGTCATCCCGGCGGCAACGCAGATCGGCTTGCAGACGGCCGAGCGCATGGTCGCGCCGGGCTTCGACATGATCGGCCGCGCGGCATCCGTTGCAGGCGGAAGCGCGGCAGACTACCGGCACAAGGCGGGAGAACAGTACGACGCGGAAAAGGCGGCACTGCGCGCAACGGTGTCGGCGCTCGGCGTGGCGGCGGGCGGCGCGCTCTCCAAGGGCGTGAACGCGGCGGGGCTCAAGCTGCTGCGCGCGGCAGGCAAGCAGAATTACGTCCTGCCGAACATCGCACTCGGCGGCGCATCGGCGGTCGGCTATGCGGCGGGCGAGACCGGCGCGAGCGAGCTCTCTAAGGCGATGACCGACGAAGACTACACGCCGGACTGGAAAGCTATCGGCGAGACGGCGCTGACGGCCTTTGCCTTCGGCGCGATCTCGAGCGCCATCAACGCTGCTGCCATCACGGGGCGCAACAAGCGCTACATGAACGAGCTGAACGACGCAGTAAAGGAACGATACAACTATGCAAAGCGCATCATCGAAGACCCGCGCGCGACGGCAGGCCAGAAAGCGGCGGGCGCAGAGTCCGTCATGAACGCCGCAGACAAGATGCGTGGCGCGCTCGATGAGCTTCAGGTAGTGGGCGCACAGAAGGAAGTGGACGCGATGCGGGAATTCCTGCTGAGCATCTACGGCGAGATGATGCCATACACAAACACGAACGCGGGCGGAATCGGAACCGGTACGGCTGGGATCGTGCCGGTGACGCCGGGCGGCGGGATCATGACCGTGCGGCCGGGCGAGGGCACGAACCCAATGCAGGAGGCAGCACCGACCGCCCCGATCACTCCGCGCGCGCCGGGCGCAGCGGCGGCGCAGCAGAATACCACGCCCGCGCAGCCTGCGGCGGCGCAGGAGGGCGCGCAGGGCATGGGCGAGGGTAATTTGACGCCAGTGCCGCAGAACGCCGCACAGGGCGCGCAGGAGGCGAAAGCGGACGCGCTGGACGCGGGCGGGCGTGTGCCGCTCGACCGGTACGCGACGCCGGAGAACGCGCAGCGAGTCTCACAGGAGATCAACGACGGAACGCTGGCGGTGGATTCGCACAACAAGATCTACCGCGTGAACGCGGGCGAGCACATCGACCGGAGAGACAGCGCAAGCGTCGGCGAGCGGAGCGTGAACGCCTTCCAGTTCGACCACCCGGAGCTGCACCGGTATTTTGCGGAAGCGGCGGCGGATCTTTCAGAGGAAATGAGCTTCGCCCAGCGCGGCGGCGAGCTTGTCCGCAGGACGAGCCATGAGGCGGGCGACGACGAATACATCCGCACCAAGCGCGGCGTGAGCGAGCGGATCGCGCGGCTGCTCGACGACGAGGGCGTGCGATACGACGACATTGACCGCTCGATCGAGGCCATCATTCACAACCACGGGCAGGAGAACTTCGCGGCGGCAAAGCGCGTGGAGCTGCTGCTTGACGAGATGCTGACGAACGGCTACACTGACATTCACGGACGATATGTCGCGCCGAATGAACGATACATTGAGGCAAAAAGAGCCATTCCCGGCGCGGACACGAGCGCGCGGACGCGCGAAGAGCTGCCGCTGTGGGACATGGCAGAGGGGCAGAACGGAGGAATTTATGGACGACAGGAAGAAAATGCCGGAGGGCTTGAGCCTGCCGAAGCCGGCGGGCAGCGTGCCGATGCCGTGGCAGCGGAAGGTGATCTATACCGTGGAGACGGACGACGGGGAGCTGCTGAGCCTGGGCCCGGAGGAACTGGCCAACTACGCAAAGGCGCAAAAGGAGAAGAATACCGAAAGGTAGTAGCGCAGCGGCGGAAGGCCGCAGTGCTCGAACCGGTCACGAGCGCGCAGGAGCTGGGCGTGCCGGGCGGCACGGAAAGCCAGACGCTGCACGTGCTGCCGGAGGAAGCGTGGGACGACGAGCTGCGAGAATTCGCCGCCTGGGCGCGCGAGCGCGGCGTGCAGCATGTGACGATGGTGACGGGCCTTTTGCAGGTGAACACCGAACACGGAGCCGTGGGCGTTCGCGGCATCATCAACCGCGACAGCGGCGAAATGGTGCTGCGCGCGGACCCGGACGGAAGATCTTCCGCTTCCGAGATCGGCAAGCACGAGATCGGGCACCTCATCACGGAAGAAGCGGACGTGCGCGCGTTCATGGAAGAAGTGAAGCGCGGCGGGAACTGGCGCGAGATCTATGAGGTCTATGAACGCTACTACGAGCCGCTGACGGGCAGATATGTCGGCATGACGGCGGCGGAGCGCGAGCTGTACGTCTGGGAAGAGATCATGGAAGACGCCTACGCGGGGCTCGACAGCTACGGCCAGAGGGCGAGCCGCTACCACGAGCAGGCGGTCGAACTCCTCGACCGCGCGCCGGAAGCGCCGGCGCAGGCGGTCAGCGAACCGGAGAACGTGCATTTGCGCGCGGTGGACGAGCCGAAGGGCAGAGGGCCGCCGGAGAGGTACAGCATTGGAGAGATTACCGGCGATGATCTGACGGAATATGGGATTGGCGTTCATCTCGATTCAGCGCTTCTTGAGAATCTGACACCGAAAGAAAGAATCGAAATGGTTAAAGAGCGCGTCAAGGAGCTTGGTGGCGAGACATTTACAGCTTACGACAGCATGGGGAATGCCGTAGATATTTCGATTGCAAATCCGAGAGATCGGTTCAGAAACCGCAACGGCAAGAATAAG